CAAAACAAATAGAGGTATTAAATGAAGGATATGCTAAAGCAAGATCTGAACAGTCAGACGCCGAAAAGTACTTATCAGAACATAAACTCGCCGAAGCGATCGAGCGTAAAGCTGAGCTTGTTGATTCTGTGTTCAATCGTATGGCTACAGGGTTGCTCGACGACATATCGGACGCAACCAATAGACCTACCAGCAGCACCAGTAACGTCAAAACCAGCAAGGCCGGACGAAATGAAACTGTTAATCCCTAAATTTACTGGTCGTGATGGTATGATGTGCCTTGATGGACACCAGTCAGAGAACTACATAAGGATGCTGCTTGCAGTTAGACGCTATGCTAGTCAGTCTAGGGTGTTCATGGATTACTACGACGCGAAATGAAAAGACTAGAAGTAAAATATGTCAGAGATGGTATAAAGAAGCTCTATAAAAAAGAGAGTGAATGTTATATTTGTAAATCTACTACGGAGCTTCAACTGCATCACTATACTACTGTTACTCTACTTTGGAATAGATGGAAAGCTAAAAATAAAATTACTATAAAAACAGTAGAAGATGTAGAATTATATAGACTTAAATTCCTCGAAGAACATAACCAAGAGCTGTTAGTGGATGTAGTAACTTTATGTAAAAGCTGTCATATGGGTAGACTACATAAAGTTTATGGTAAAACACCGAGCTTAGCCACAGCTACCAAGCAAAAGTTGTGGGTAGAAAAACAAAGAGAAAAACATAATGTGGCCATTTAGTAGAAAAAAGACTAAGATAGATAAAGATAATCCTGCCCAACGTGATATAGTTCTGTCTGATGGACTTCTTAGCACTACAGGTGTACACTCTATATCATTTAAAAATGCTTATAATAAAATCGAAGTAGTTAGACGCGGCACCGATTTAATAGTAGATTGTTGTGCTCCAATACGAGTTGATGTTGGTAGTAAGTTAGAAGATAAAAAGTTCCAGGGCGTTATTAGACCTAAAAAGGTAGACACTCTACTCAACTTTATGCCCAACCCATACATACCTAGAAATGAGTTCATGAGGCATGTATTCGCTGATCTAATATTAGAGGGCAATGCTTTTCTTTATTTCGATGGGGCTCACTTACACAACTTACCTGCTATAAATGTTAAGGTAGTATCTAGTTCTAAAACATTTGTAGAAAAATATGTATACTTAGATAATAAAGAGTTTTCTCCTTTTGAGATTATACATATAAAGGAAAACTCTTCTCAATCAATATTTAGAGGGGAGAGCAGATTGGATGCTGCTCAGGATAGTATAAATCTGCTGCTATCTATGTATAACTACCAAAAGAACTATTTTGATAATGATGCGCTTGTAGGCTTGGTTATGTATGTCAAGGAGACTTTAACAGATAGAATCAGGGAGAGGAAACTACAGGAATGGATGCAATTTTATAACCCTAAGAGTGGTGGTCGTAGACCAATGATAGTAGATGGAGATAGAAAGATTGAAAATCTATCTCGTAATACCTTTTCTGAATTAGATTTTGAAAATTCCATAGCTAGAAGGGAGGAGAAAGTTTTAAAGGCTCTTGGTGTACCACCTGTTTTAATCGATAGTGGTAACAATGCAAATATCACACCTAACCTAAAGCTATTCTACCTAACAACAATAATTCCTTTGTATAATAAGTATGTATCTGCTCTTGAGTTTTACTTTGGTTATGATTTAAAAATTAATGCCCAAGAAATTGAAGCTCTAAGNCCAGAACTACGAGACTTAGGTGATTATTTAACAAGTATTACTAATGCTGGCATTATAACTAGAAATGAGGCTAGGGCAGATATACGCAAACCCGCCATGTCTGACGATCCTATTGCCGATACATTAATAGTACCAGCAAATATTGCTGGTAGTGCAGTAAACCCTGGAGTTGGTGGNAAACCACCAACGAATAATAACAATTAGGAGATAAATATGAATAAAATTTTTCAAGTAACTAATACTTTTACTAAAGTAAAGGCAGTATCAACTGAAGTAGACGCTGGTGCACCTGATCTGATTATTGAAGGGTTTTGCTAGTACTTCACAACAGGATAGATCGGAGGATGTTATTCTAGCAGAGGCTTGGACTAAAGGTGGTATAGATAATTATCTAAAAAATCCAATTCTCTTAGCCTATCATAACCATACTATGCCTATCGGCATGTCAAGTGAGCTATCAGTAGTAGAAGGACTAGGTCTACGAATAGTAGCTACANTTAGCGCAGCAGCCGGCAATATTTATAACCTTGTAAAAGAGGGTATTTTAAAAAGCTTTTCTGTATCTTTTATGATTAAGGACGCAGAGTATAATGAAGTGGCAGATGTGTTTGTAATTAAGGATCTTGAACTATTGGAGATTTCAGTAGTTAGTATTCCTGACAATCCAAATACACAGTTTTCAGTTAAAAAATCATTTAATTCAGATAATGAATTTTCAGACTATAAAAAGTCTATTACAGCCGATAGTGCTATAGAGGAGATAAAGATGGATAAGAAAGATGAAATTAATACAGATGAACTAATTGCTAAGGCAGTTGCGGATGCTCTAGCTAAGGAGAAGGCTCGTGAAGCTGAGGAAGCCCGTGTTAAGGCTGCTGCTGAGGAGAAGGCTAAGGAGAAAGATGCCGTATTTTCTGCTGTTAGTGGTGTGGAAAAGCTACTTAAGGATATTGAAGGTCGCATTGAGAAGAATGAAACTGACGTTTCCAGCACTATTGAAGGACTTCAGAATGACCTTAAAGAGAAGGCTGCTGAGCTAGAAGCTGTTCAGAAGTCCCGTATGGAATTTTCTGACAAGAATTCTGGTTCTATTCTTCAGGAGAAGGATATTGATAAGGCTGTTCTTCTAGGTATTATCACAGGTAAAGGTGTTGGTGGTACTGCTTTTGGTAAGGATCTTGTCGAAAAGGCTGGTGCTCACTTGAATACTGGTACCGTTGACTGGGAACAGCAGTTTGCCAGTCGCGTTCAGGAAGCTGTTAAGGCTAATCTAGTTGTTGAGCCTCTTTTCACCAATCGCATTGGTATGAACGCTCCAACTATGCAGATTCCTGTTAATCCTGATTCCGGTGATGCTACCTGGGTAACTTCAGCTAACTATAACGGTGGTTCTATCGGTGCTCAGACCTTTGCGCAGCTCGCTGCTAGTTCTGGTGATGATACTGCCCATCAACTCACCAACATCACACTAACCGCCCATAAGCTAGCGTCTAAGGAATTTATTGGCTACGAGGAAGAGGAGGATGCTATTATCCCTATTCTGCCTATTATCCAGTCAGCTCTTACTCGTAAGATGGCTCGTGGTATGGATCTTGCCCTTCTTGAAGGTAATGGTACTACTACTCCTATCCTTGGTCTTGCAAATCAGATTGCTACTCCTACAAATGTTGGTAGTGCAGGTACTCCTTCCACCAAGGTTACTCTAGCTAATCTTCGCCAGCTTCGTGCAGATCTTGGTATTTATGGTGCTAATCAGAATGATCTTGTTTACATTGTTTCTACAGCGTCATACTTTGATCTTCTGGAGGATACCAACATGCAGAAGTATCTTGATGTTCAAAACAGTGCAACACTTCTAACTGGTGAAATTGCACGCATTGGTCGTATCCCAGTTGTTGTTACTAATACCGGTACTGCTGATGCTACTACTAGGGCTCAAGGTGATTTCGCTGCTGCCTGTGTTAATGTTAATAACTTCCTGTTTGGTGAACTTCGTGGTCTACGCGTTGAGCGTGAATCTAGTGCAGTTCAGCAGCAACGAGTTATTGTTGCCACACGCCGAGTTGGTTTTACACCAATTTCCGGAGGTGCAGGTACTGCTCTTGGTCTTTCAGTAGGTGTTCTCGCACTATAAGTAGTTGTTACGTAATAGGAGGGGCTATTTGGCCCCTCCTATCTTAATGGTAAAGAAATGGCATTAGTTTCATTAAATGAGTATAAAGACTATAAAGGNATAGCTTCTGACGCTAATACTAGTAAATTAGTATTAATTATAGATAGTGTAGATGCATATATTAAAAGTATATGTAATAGAACCTTTACAGATTTTTATTCATCCAATAAAACTGTATATGTAGATGGTAATACTAGAGAAATATTTTTAAAAGAAATACCGATAGTATCTATCGTATCAGTAAAAGTATCGTATGATAGTATGGTCACAAGTACTACTTTAGTAGCAGGTACAGATTATGTAGCTACAGAAGATAGTATACAAAGTCTACCTGGTAATTTCATTAGTACTGAGAATAGAATAAGAAATATGGAAGTAGTATACACAGGTGGTTATACTACCGCGACTATTCCTTCTGACTTAAAACTTGCTACGCTAGATTTAGTAGATTATTACTATAAAGAAGATTTTACCCCAAGACTTACAGGTATGGGCGGTTCCAGAACTAATACAATTATAACAAGGAATCCTCCAGTCATACCTACATACATTAGTAGAGTATTAAATAATTATATTGTATAAGATGTTTATTAAAAACTACAATGATTTTTTAATATCTAAAGTTACACGTGAAACATCTAAACGAGCTAGACTGGTTATACTTGATAGAACCTATCTAAAAAATACTTTTGGGTTATCTGATTCTGACATAACTAAACTAAATAGTAGTCTAATAGGTATAAAAGATTCAACCCTAGTGAGGGGTAGATACATAATTGTTAAGTCACAAAAAGACGTAGATAAGATAGATGAATTATTAAATAGTTTTACTACTAGTAACTTAACTTCTGTACTATCAACACCAAGTAGTAAGGTAACTGGTAGTACTATATTGGATTCACTATCCTCTCAGTACAGTATAAATACTACATTTATAAACGGGTATATCAATGAAATATATTCCAATAAAGATATTAGGGATTTTGCTGGGAAACCGTCAAAAAGTGATGCTGCAACACTATTAAAGTTTGAAGTAATACTTCCAACTAATGCTACCGAAGCGTTTGAAAAAGAGCTAGATAAAATTAGTTTTGAGTTCTTGAGTGATCTGCATAACTCTCCTAAAATACTAGATGAGGTAGAGGCTGAATTAGATAATGCATTCGATGGCACTCCTAACAAAAGAACTAAATCTACATATACTAAAAAAGTTAAAATAAAACCAAAAGTAAAGGTAGCTCAGTTAAGAAATAGAAAAGGTCAGTTTAGTGGTAATGTAAATCTTCGTGAACTTATAAATAAGAAATTACACGATCAAATACAATCTAATATGGGTCAAAGTAATGATCCTCCAATTAAATTAAGGTATCAAACAGGTAGATTTGCTAGTTCAGCTAAAGTATTGGACATAACTAGAACACGTGAAACTAGCTTAAACATTTTCTACACCTATATGCGATTTCCTTATGATACCTTTTTGCCACCACAAGGCAAACAATCATCTCCACAACGTGATCCACAAAAGATTATATCTAAATCTATACGAGAAATAGCTACAGAATTCCTTCTAGGTAGGTTTAGAATAAGGATAAGTGCCAAATAATGTCAAATAGACACGATATACTAACTGCTCTTGTTGATAACTTGAAAAGTATTAATGGAGCTTCGCCTTATATAGCCAGAATACATCCTAATAATGTAACTAGTAAACTAGTGTTTTGGGATGAAATTAACGATTGGCCTTATGTGGTAGTATCCTTAGATTCTGAAAGTCGAGAGTATTTACCTGCCGGTTTTAAGTGGGGATACTTAAATATTAAAATAATGGTGTATACTAATTCTAATAACTCTCCTGTAGAGTTAGAGGATATTCTGCAGGATGTTGAAACTGTACTAGATAGTAACTTAAATATGGAGTATGGTTTAAATGGTCGCAGAGTACAAGATATACAACTTCTTAACATAACTACTGACGGAGGACTACTTTACCCACATGGTGTGGGTGAAATTATAGTTCAGATTAGATACTCATTATAATATTATAGCAATTACTATAATATATAAGGGAGCAAAAAATGGCACTAAATCTATCAAGAAATACGAAGTTACTTGTTACTACAGCAGGTAATACTACTTTCAACAATACAAACACTTTTGAGGTTCCTCCTCTAAGTGGTTATACTTTTACTCAAGATACTGCTCAAACCGAGATTTCAGTGTCTGAGGCTGGTACTACTCCTTCACGTGGAACTCAGGCTTTTAATAGCGCAATTAACCCTGCTCAAATTAGTTTTTCTACTTATATTCGAGCATATAGAGTCTCTAGTGGTACCAACGTTTCTTCACTAGAGCAGCTGCTATGGGACGCGTTTTTTACTAGTGATGTTGGTGCTAGTTCTTCTATCGCTCAAAGTACTACAGCTCTTACAGTTGCTACTACTAACTCTAACACTAACCACTTACAGAAACTTGACTTCTATTTTATATTAGATAATACTACCTATAAAATCTCTGATGTGGTGCTAAATACTGCAACTATCGATTTCAGTATTGACGCTATCTCTAAGATTGACTGGGCTGGTCTTGGCAAACTAATTACAGAAGATCATACTTCCTTTGTTGCAGGTACTAATTACCTAGCTGCTACTGGTATTAGTATTGGTGGTACTGAAGCTGATTTCATTGAGAATAAGCTGAGTACTCTAACCATTACAGATGCTAATCCAGCTTCTACAGCACTTTCTAGCGGTAATACTGCACCTTCTGCAGCTANTTACTTTTCTACTACTGATAGAACTTCATTAACTGTAGGTGCTGCGGTTATTACTACTACGGGTGACTTTGTTGGTGACTATGTTCAGTTTGCCACTACTAATAATGTGTATACTATTGTAGGTACTGCTACTGGTACAAGCGATACTATCGTAGTTATTGGTGACGCTTCTGCTGAGGCCACAACCTTTAGCATCTATGCTGCTGGTTCACACTCCGGTACAGTGTATACTGTTCCTATTACTGGTGGTTCTCTCACCATTGATAACGGTGTTACTTTTCTAACTCCCGAATCACTGGGTGTGGTTAACCAACCTATNGATCACTTCACAGGTGCTCGTAGTGTTAAAGGTACTGTAACAGCTTATCTAAATACAGGTGCTCAGAATACTGCCGGTATTCTTGATACCCTAGCTAATGATCTAGCTAGTGTTAGTAACAAGTATGTTTTTACACTTACTTTAGGTGGTGCTGAAATTACTACACCAACTAACAGTACCACAGCAGTTGGAAGTCGTGTCACATTCAGTGCACCACAAGCACAGCTAACTATTCCTACTATTGATACGCAGGATGTTATTAGCACAAGTATTAATTTNACCGGTCAGAATACTACTCTTGGTGGTACTGATGACCTTACTGTTAAGTATTATTTTGCATAAATAATATAATATTTATACTGCGGCTGTAATAAGGCAGCCGCAGTATTATTGGAGACTCCCCATGTCCGAATTATCCCTAAAAGAATTAATGGTCCCCGTTGTTGAAGCCTGGTTTGATGTTGATGCCTATGAAGGTTTTTCTGTTAAGCTAGCTTACCTCACTAAAGATGAAGTAAATAAAATAAGAAATAAAGCTACCAATAACAAGTTTTCTCGAAAAACACGAGGTATTGAAGAAAACATTGATATGGAACTTTTCCAGGATATGTATATTAAAGCTATCTTAAAAGATTGGAAAGGATTGAAATACTCCTACCTAGAACAGATGATCCCTGTTGATCTATCTAATATTGAGGATTGGAACGAGTGTCTTAGCTATAACACTGATAATGCTATTATGCTTATGAAGAACTGTGACGAACTAGACTCTTTCATCACCGATAACGTGGGTGAGCTGGGAAACTTTATAGGGAAAGCCACGAAAGATTAGTTCTAGCTATTGAATCATACTACAAAAATGCACAAGAAAAGATGAGCAAGGAGGCTTATCTTGATATGTGTGAGATGCTAAGTACTAAACCAAAGTATGATGAAGTTCCTTTCGAATTAGATGACTTTCCCGATGAGATACAAACTGCTATAGAAATATATGCTATGTTACCTTCAAAGATAGAAGGTATGTCTGGTTTATATTTAGGAAAAGATTATAGTATGCTCTTTTCCTTATTAGATGTTTTTGAAGTTCATAATAGACAGTATATTATACGAATTATAGTCTACATGGACAGACTCGAAACCAAATTAGTTAATTCGAAGAAGAAATCATAATGGCTGATAAGAAAAAGACATATAAATATCGCATTAAAACAGAAGGTGCTGATAGCAGTAAGAAAGACATTGCTGAATTAAAAGCTACCATTGAGAAACTATCCGGGTCGTTTGGTTCTTTAAATGCATCTACTAAAAAGTATAGTAGATCTACTAAGGGTGCAGCACAGCTAACTAATAATCAGACAAAGGCATTTTCAAAATTAGATAAACAGGCAGGTTCTATAGTAGCTGTCTATGCAACAATGGCGGCCAATGTATTTGCATTGACTGCCATTTTTTCTCGTCTCAAAGAAGCTAGTAATTTCGCCATCCAACAGAAGTCTATGGAAGCGTATGGTGTGGCTACTGGCTCAGCACTTAGTTCTATTTCTAAACAAGTAGTATCCTTAACTAAGGGTATGGTAACTCTTACAGATGCTCAAAGAGATGTATCTTTAGCCTCTGCAGCTGGTTTAGATCCTACTGCTATACAAAAGCTAACTAAAGCTGCACGAGATGCTTCTATTGCACTTGGCAGGGACATGAGTGATTCTTTAGATCGTATGTTTCGTGGTGTTATTAAAGCTGAGCCAGAGTTATTAGACGAACTTGGTATTATTCTTAGACTTAAACCCGCCACAGAAGCGTATGCTAAAACCATTGGTAAAACAGCCCAAGCTCTAACGCCTTTAGAGAGGGTGCAAGCTGTAACCAATGATGTTCTTAAACAGGCTAAAGAACGCTTCATAGATGCTGGTGATGCTGCTAATGGCTTCTCTAAATTAGCTTCGTCCTTTGATTTGGTATCAAAAAACGCATTAATACTTGCTAATAGTGTATTAGAACCTATTGCAAGTTTTTTCTCCGATAACCTAGCTAGTATGGCTGCCGTACTCGCCTTTTTTGCTAGTAAGTTGTTAAAAACCGCTATACCTGCTTTGGGTGAGTTTAAAGATAAGGCTATATCCAGTCTTAATAGTATTACTTCTGCGTCAGCAGCGGCAAGTAGAAAAATTAATATTTCTTTTAAGAAAAATATTGATGATTTTAAGAATCTCAGGTCTAGTGTTAGATTCTCTGGAGCTAAAAAAGACATCCAGAACTTTATAGCAGAGCTATCAAAGATACAAGGTAATAAAGTATCTGATACTGCTAAAAAACTTATACACTTCCAAGGTAGCACAGCCGATTTTTTTAGAAAGGCTACTTCAGTCTTACAAGGATATAATACTGGCGTAAAACGTAGTGGTAAAGTAGCTGGTGTTACGCTCGATGGGTTAGCAGATAGGGTTTCTAATCTTCTACGGGCTTCTAAAGCTGCTAAGGATGATGTTAATAGCCTCGCTAATAGTATAAAGTTACGTCTAGGAGCTTTTTCCAAAGCTGCATCTTCTGGCGTCTTAGCATTAACTACTGGTATCAGCTTACTTAGGCAGAAACTTATTACTATTAGTTTTACACCCCTAATTGGTGCT